ACAACAAATTTGTTAACAACATCTCTAGGAAGTGTTATTGTTAACACTCCATGAGCGATGAATTAAATAAAAAAAAATACGGAGTAGTAGTTGCAACTCCTTGTTACGGCGGAATGTTAAATGAAGGCTATCTTCATGGAATTCTTCAAACTCAATCAGTAGCTGTTAAAAATAACTTTCACATGGTTCTTAATACTATGGGAAATGAAAGTTTAGTTACACGAGCTAGAAATACTTTAGTTGCACAATTTTTAGACTTATGTGAAAAAGATGATCGATTTACTCATTTAATGTTTATAGATGCAGATATAGGTTTTAATGGTTCTAATATATGGAGATTACTAGATTCAGGCCACGATATAGCTTGTGGTATTTATGCTAGAAAATCTGTAGACTGGAATCATGTTACAGAACTTGCTAAAAAAGGAGATTTTGAAAATATGGAGCAAAAAGCTTTAGGATATAATTTAAACTTTACAAATCCTAAAAATATACAAATGAAAAATGGATTTGTTGAAGTATTAGATGCTGCAACAGGTTTTATGTGTATTAAAAAAGAAGTTTTTACTAAAATGATCAAAGCTTATCCTAATCTTAAATATACAAGTGATCAAATCATTAATACTGATAGATTTACTTCTAAAAACACATATGCATTTTTTGACTGTATTATTGATGAAAAAAGTAATAGATACTTAAGTGAAGACTATGCTTTCTGTAGAATGTGGCAAAAGATTGGCGGTAAAATATATGCTGATTTATTAAGTCCTCTTACTCATTGGGGAACTTACGCATTTAAAGGAAATGTATGGTCTAAATTTGGTGTAATGCCAGGAGAAGAAAAAAATGCCAATGACATACTCAAGCCTAAGGAGTGATATACAACTCTGGGCTGAAAATAATGGAACTGATTTTATAGCTCAATTAGATACCTTTATAAATAATACAGAATTTAGATTATCAAGAGATATTGATCCAGTAGGATTTAATTTAAACGTTACTTCATCAGTTTTTTCAGGAGATAGATTTGTAACTTTACCATCTGCAATAGAACCTATGCTTATTAATTATGCAAGTATAATAGTAAGTGGAAACGTTACTTTTTTAGAAATTAAACCTTTAGAATTTGTACAAGAATATTGGCCTAATACAAGTATTACTGGTCAACCTAAATATTTTGCTAATTTTGATGATAATACATTATATTTAGCTCCTACGCCTAATCAAGCTTATACTATGCAATTAGGATATCAAGGTAGAATTAATCCATTATCTAATACGAATACTACTAATTACTATACCACTAATACTCCAGATGCTCTTTTATATGGTAGTTTATCTGAAGCAAATATCTTTACAAAGAACATGGAAGACTATAATATCTACAACAAAAAATATGTTGAGAGTGTGACTGCTATTAATAATGAAGCTCGTAGAAGAAGAAGAACGGACTTTAAATTTCCTGGTAGCCCACTTGGTGAAAACACTTTAACTGGAGGACAATAAAAAATGCCGATTACACAAGCTATCACGGTTACATTTAAGGAAGACTTAATGAAGCCAGGATCTAATTTAGCATCAGCTACACTAAAGTGTGCTTTATATTCAAACCTTGCTACTTTAGATCAAAACACTACTGCGTACACTACAAGTAATGAAATTTCAAATGCTGGAACTAATTACACAACTGGTGGAGCTACATTAACTAATGTTGCAATTAGTGTTGATGGAACTACAGCAATATTTGATGCTGATAATGTTACATTTGCTAATGCAACTATTTCTGCACAAGCTGCTTTAATTTATAATAATACTTTAAGTAATGCTGCAATTGCAGTTTTAGATTTTGGTGGTGTTAAGACATCTACAAACGGAACATTCGAGCTACAGTTTCCTAACGCTGATGCTACTAACGGATTAATCAGAATAGCATAAGGAGAAATTCCTTATGACCAATATTGCTGGTTATAATAGAGGTGCATGGAACGAAGGCGCGTGGAACAGTGATCTTCCTGTTTTAATTACAGGTCAAGAAACAAATGTTTCAATAAATTCGGTAATAATAAGAGCTGATCAAATTATTATTATTTCGGGTCAAGAATTAAATATAAATTCTGGAAATATTATAATAGAAGCAGGTGCTAATTTTTTAATTAGTGGCGAAGAATTAAATATTTTTCAAGGCGAAGAAATAATTTTTGGAAGTGCTAATGCAGTTATAACTGGTCAATCTTTAACTTCTTCATTAGGATCAATTTCAATAGCAGCTGGTGGATCAATTACGATTCAAACTGGTGCTGAAATAGCTTTAGATGTATCATTAGGAAATGTTGCAACAGGAACTGCTAATAGAGTTGATATTATAGGTTTTGAATTAAACACAAATTTAGGAAACATAAATGTAACTGGAGAATCATTTTTTAACATAACTGGTTCACAAGTTAATATTGTTTCAAATACAATAATAATTGGAGAAGGTATAGGAATAACTATAACAGGTCAAGAACTTATATTAGAAGAAGGAAATTTTATAATAAAAGCAAATGGAGGAATAGCAATAAATGGTCAAACTATCACTCCAACCGTTGCTACACTTAAATTTTGGGATAATATAGATACTAGTACTAATACAGAAACATGGACGAATATTCACTAGACAATAACATACAAAGTAATATTATTTACAAATATAAAATTTAAGAGTATATATACATATGCCATCAACGTTTACATCGAGATTAAAAATAGAGAGACAAGCTTCTGGTGAAAACTCAGGAAATTGGGGTAATTTAGTAAATTATGTTTTTAATAGAGTTGATTCTTCTGTAAAAGGATATCAAGCTGTATCCGTTGCAGGTTCTGCTAACGTTACACTAACTTCTAATACTTCTACAAGTAACACTGATGATTCTACTACAGATGATCAAGTTCATAATGCTGTACTTGAATTTACAGGTGCATTAAGTGGAAATATTCAAGTATTTACTGATGCTGTAGAAAGTCAATATACGTTATTTAATAATACGTCAGGTTCTTTTACACTTACATTTAGTAATACAGGTCATGCTGCAAACGGAGTTGTAATTACTCAAGGAACTAAATCTTTAGTATATTCAGATGGATCTCGAATGTACGATGTTATGGCAGATTTAGGTAGAATTAATGTTGCTGGAATAGCAAATAATGCATCATCAACATACTTTACTTTACCTTCATCTGATGGTACTAATGGACAAGCTTTGTTAACTAATGGTAGTGGACAATTATCATTTGGAGCAGCTGGAATTACAACAGGTAAAGCTATTGCTATGGCAATCGTTTTTGGATAATAGGAGAAAATAAAAATGGCAAACCCGAATATAGTAAATGTTACTTCGATTTTAGGAAAAACGGATACATTTGCACTTACAACTGCAAATGCTAACTTAGTTACAGCAACTGCAAATACAGTTTTTAAAATAAATTCAATTCTTATTTCAAACATAGACGGAACAAATGCTGCAGATGTAGATGTTTTTTATTATGATGGTACTAATACGAGAGCTATCGCAAGCACTATATCAGTTCCTGCAGATGCTGCATTAAATCTAATAGATAAAAATTCTTCTTTTTATTTAGAAGAAAACGAAGTTATCTCAGGAAAAGCTAGTGCAAATTCTGACCTAAACTGTCTTATCAGTTACGAGATCATAAGTTAACCCGGGAGTTCAGGCTATGTCTAATGGCGGAATTATCGGTCCAGTACAAAATCCTCAACGAGGATCACTTACCACAACATTTACATCATCAGGAACTTATTCAAATCCTGGATTTGGTCCATTACAAGCAGATTATTTAGTCGTTGCTGGAGGAGGTGGAGCAGGTACAGCAACTCCAGCACAACCCTCTACAAGGAGAGTTGGTGGAGCAGGAGGAGCTGGAGGTTATAGAACAGGTTCTTCATTAACTTTAAGTTGTTCTTCTTATCCAGTTACTATTGGTGGTGGGGGTGCAGGATCAGCATCTACTAGTGCATCTGGAACAAGAGGTGGTAGTTCAATTTTTTCAAGTATTACATCAACAGGAGGAGGTGGAGGTAAAACCAGTGGTGCCCCAGATGCTAATAACAATGCTAATTCTCCAGGAGGATCAGGTGGAGGTGGTGCAGGTACTCCAACTGCTTTTACGGCTGGAACAGGAAATACACCACCAACAAGTCCTTCTCAAGGAAATAATGGTGGAATTGGAAACGGACCTGGAGGAGCTGGAGGTGGAGCTTCTGCTGCTGGTGAAGGTGGAGCTGGACCAGTTTGTGCAACTGGAGCAATAGGTGGAGCTGGTTCTTCAAATAGTATTTCAGGAAGTGCGATAAATTATGCAGGTGGAGGTGGAGCCCAGACAAGTACTCCAGCAGCAGGAGGATCAGGAGGAATAGGTGGTGGTGGAAATGGAGCATCTAATTTAGGAACAGGTACAGCAGGAACTGATAACACTGGAGGAGGAGGTGGTGCAGGTGGAGGTAATGGTGGTTCAGGAATAGTTATTATAAAACAATGTCAAGCAGCACCAACATTTTCAGTAGCACCAGGAGTCTGGTCATTAAGTGAACAATACAATTACAAGAAAGCCGGAACGTGGACACCAAGTGCTCCATTCGAAGTAGATTATTTAGTAGTAGCGGGCGGTGGAGGAGGTGGAGGACATTGCGGTGGTGGTGGTGGAGCCGGTGGGTTTAGAACTTCATTTCCAGGAGGAACAAAATTAACTTTAACAGGTGGATCTTCTTTTTCAATTACAGTAGGAGCAGGTGGAACAGGTAGTCCTCCATATTCGGCTCCATTATTAAAAGGATCAGATTCTATATTTTCAACAATAACTTCTACAGGAGGTGGTGGAGGTGGATCTTATAGAGGTTGTGCTGGAAATTCAGGAGGATCAGGAGGTGGAGCAGGTGCATCAGATGGACAAAATTTTCCAACAGGTGTTGGTCCTGGTGTAGGAGGATCTGGTAATACTCCTCCAGTATCACCATCACAAGGAAATACAGGAGGAAATACTATTCGTTTAGGTGGTGGAGCAGGTGGAGGTGGTGGAGCAGGAGCTATAGGAAGTAATGGTACAGGATCAGCACCAGCAGGTAATGGTGGTAATGGCGGAGCAGGTACAGCAAATTCAATTTCAGGATGTTCAGTAACTTATGCTGGAGGAGGTGGAGGTTCAGGATCAGGTGGAACATTAGGTCCAACAGCTGGAACAGGTGGAACAGGTGGACCAGGTGGAGGAGGTAATGCTTCTAATCCAGGTACTAATAATAATGCTACAACAGGAACAGTTAACACAGGAGGTGGAGGAGGTGGTAGTGGATATAGTCCTGTTGGTGGAGCTCACACAGGAAAAAATGGAGGATCAGGAATCGTTATTATTAGAGCACCAGGAAGTGCTACATTTAATGTAGGACCAGCAACAAATACAGTAACTACATTACCCGCTCCGGCAGGAGGTTGTAAAGTAGCAACATTTACAGTATCTGGAACATTAACAACATAAATTTATGCACTTTCATTTTATAAAAAATTGTATTATAATAACAAATAGGAGTTAAAAAATATGGCACATTTTGCAGAAGTAAACAGTTATGGTTTAGTATTAAGAGTTGTTGTTATTGATAACAATGATGTAAAC